GGGTAATAATGAAATCCCCTGGTTTACACCACGGCCCCGTGGGGAATCGGTTCTGATCGGCATACGCCATATCACCAAGTGCTACAACGAAGAGCACGTTACTTAGTAACTCTTCAAACTTGACGGTAGCGTCTGCCTTAATAATTCCACTATCAAACTTATTTTCGATGTTAGGTAAGGTGCAAAGAATCTTGTACCCCTTAACAATCGGCAATTGCTTGGCTTTTAGCTGAACATCTTCAATCACAGCTTGAGCTGCATCAGTCATTTTCAAATTCCTCATAACGTTGCACAAGGTCTTGTACTTCCATTCTTGCACGGCGCAGACCTTGGATTACGCCGCACAAATTTCTATATTCAGCAAAGTCTTTACAGTTTCCTTCAGCCATTGCATCACTTACTTCCCGCTCTCGTTCTTTGAGTTTGTTAAATAAGTGATCCAGCATTTGCCTTTCATGGGTCATTAACCACCTCGTTTCATCACAGATTTAAGGATGTCAGCTTGGATCTTTTTATCCTCGCGCTTATCTTGGCTTTGCAGTCGGATGTTTTCCTTCTGAGCCTCAAGAGCGATCCGCTCACGCTCGTTCTGTAGCCTACTCTGAGCCAGCGCAACGTCAGCTTGATCCTTAGCAGCTTTGCGTTGCTGCTCCAAACCTTTGATCTGAAGCTCTTGCTGTTGCATCTGAACCAGCGGATCTTGAGCAACTGCCTGTGCTTGCTGTTGTGCAGCTTGAGCTTGGTGTATCTGTAGAACTTGCTGAGCTGCTTCTGCTACGTACTTAGCCATCGCCAACTCTTCGGCTTCAGACACCTCTTGCTCTGGTCCAGGTAGCGGAGCACCAACACGCTGTTCAATTTCCTGACGGTACTGGAACCCTAAGTGCTCGGCAACATGCGCCATCATCGCAGCTTGCATCTGCTGACCCATAGGACTTTGCCCAACCATCTGTGCAATCTTGGGATCTTGCATAAATGACATATGCGTTGTGATGTGCGCTTGATGATCCTGATAGATAAAGGCTTTTAGCGGCACACCTTTAAGTGCATTCATGTTCTCAGTCACCGGATCTTTGGGTTTCTGATCATCCGGCAGGGGTACTAGCTTGTCGGCGTTAGGAATACCCAGCACATCCAACATCTGCCTATGGAGGCGAGGCATGTCATATAACTGAGGCGCACCTTGGGCTAATTGTAAAGCGGCTTGATACTGCACAACCCGCTGAGCCATCGTCGAGGCGTTGGGATCAGACACAGGAATAACTTCGACAATGTCGTAGTCCTCAGCCTTAACCTGCGGTGTGCCATCTTGCGGCACGTAGCTGTAATCAGGTGAGGTGTACTCCCTGATGATTTCTTTGAGCAGCTTGAACTCTTCTTTCATCGCTGCATGGATGCGAGCCTGCACAGCACCCATCGTCTTTAACTGCCGCTCAAGCAGTGCCAGCGTCGTACCTACCGGAGCCTGACTCGACATATCGCTGATCTTCATATCAGCCATACCACTGAGCCTTCGTGCTTCTTCGGTGATCTGATTGAGTAGGGCTAATAAAACTTGGCTGGGTTCTTTGTAAGGAAGCGGCAGAATGTTGTCTCTGATCGCACCCCCCGGCACATCGACATCTCGCCATTCACCCGGAGCGATAGGGGTGTCATCGCCTTTGATCCGCAACCCACGAGCCTTTAACCCACCGGGAAGATTAGATAGCGACCCTGCATCCACCAACTGACGAATCAGCATGGTGCCTGCCGTGGCGTAGCCACCGATAATGTGAATCAACCCGAAGCCATAAGCACCAAACCCAGGGATGTACATATAGTGTACAAAGTGCTGGCGTGCACGTTTCTGGGGGTCGTCTTCTTTATAGTTACGCCGTATAGCCAGAACTTTGTTGGTATTTTTGTCGATAGTTATGACGTAGGGCAGTGGCAGTTCTTCTTCATACCCCGGCAAGTCATACTCGATATGCACCTCGCATATCTGATACCGCTCATCTTTAGTCGGCTCTTGGCCTTCCTTTTGCGCCTTGGCTTTCTCAATATCGGTCTGGCTGGCGTAAGGCTCACCAAGATCAACATCCCGATAAAACCCGCTTACCTGTAACTTCTTAACGTCATTCTTAGTCTTACGCATGATGTGCGTAAGGCGGTCTGTACGTCTAATGTTTGTTACACCATAAGGAAGAATGACATCCTCGGCAGGTACATAGAACGAAACTTGGCGCTCTAACGATGGGTCGTAGTAGACCTTCTTAAATGACGAACCTGCCAGCGCAACACCCCATAACGCACGTTCGTGCTCTGACCGATACTCAGGCATCTTGTCAGTTAGCTGATAATTCATATCAGCTTTCACCCGTTTACCCGCTTCTTCAATCTCAGGGGTAAACTGACCAATGATCTGCGTCTTTACAGGCCCACCTGCCGGGAATGTTTCCATGATGGATTCGCTTTGGAAGCGAATTGCAGATTCTGTAAGTAGTGTGGAGAACACCCCACAAGCACCATCCCAAGGTTCAGTTACCTCGTCATAACGTAAGCCCAGCACATCCAAACCTTTAACGTAGGTATCCGCCCAATCCTTACGCGAAGTAATGTCCGCTTCAACCATCTCCATCACATCGTTGGCAACTTTCTGTAAGTCACCTTCTTTCATGAACTCGGCTAGATTAGAGTCAAACTCTTCTTCCTCGTTTTCATCCCCCGGCTCAATCTCAAGCTCAAGCCCACCCACGCCAATCGTTACGGATTCAGGGTCTTCGATCTCAATCTCAATAGGAGCTTCTTCAAGCGCCAAGGCTTCAAGTCCTTCGGGCATCTCATACAGTGCTTTATCAATAGCCATGATTCATTCCTAACTTAAGTAGTACCCACGCTTAGCGCCACGGAACCCACGGAAGTATTGCAACTCATCGGGTTCATCTGTTGGAAGGCGCAAAAACCCGCCATTCCTAAACCTTGCTAATGCTAGCGTAGTTGCATCCACATAGTCATCATGCTCACCTGCTGGGAAAGCTGCAATCTCATCGGTAAGTTCTTCTGCCCATCGAGTGTTTGGCACCCATACTCGCCCTGACTGAATAATGTCAGACACCGAATTGAGTCGAGTTATCTTGTCGTTGCCCTTGCTGGGGGTGAACTCTGACACCGGCACACCCATCCGACGCAACTCTTGGTAAAGCGATATACCTGATACCTTCTTTTCCACGATTAATGCGTCAGGTTCATACTCTTTATGCAGTTCTAACACCTTCTTCTTTAGTTCATAGAACTCAAGTCGTGCTTTATAGGCATCTAAGAGGATGATGTTTGTCTCACCTTCCTCAGTTGTCCAGATACCCCACGTTGTACACGCAGAAAAGTCCGAACGATTAGTCGTTTCGTACGCCGTATCCCACGACTGAATAATGAAATCGCATCTTGGAGGGTCATCTTTTTCCCATACCTTCCACCATTCGCGCTTAACGATGGCACCTTCTTCAGAAGTCGGCTGTTGCTGGTACTGAGCCTGCCATTTTGAGTTAGGAAGCTCCTCTTTTAGTGCAGAAAGCTCATCTAACGACCAAAATTCAGGCCAAAGTGGGTTCCCAGAGGGCAAAATAGCAGGAAATTCGATCACTTCCCACTCATCACCCCCTCTTTGCAGCGAATTTTTGATAACTTGACCCGTTAAATCCCTCAAACCCCACCGAGTCATCACGATGACGATAGCTCCCCCCGGTTGCAGACGCTGTCTTGGGCCTGATGTGTACCACTCATAGACCTTATCGTAGATTTCTGGGTTGACTGCTGCCAGCGCAGCCTCTTGTTCCGAGTGTGGGTCGTCAATAATTAACAAGTCTGCACCCTTACCTGTCACCGCACCGCCTACGCCAATAGCAAAATACTCACCACCTTTATTTGTATTCCATCGACCAGCAGCTTTTGAATCAGCTTGCAGTCCTACACCGGGGAAAATATCTTTATAAACATCCTGATCGACAAGGTTTCGCACCTTTCTACCAAACCCAACCGATAACTCTGCTGTGTGCGCGGTCTGAATTACTTTTTTATGAGGAAACTTTCCCAAGAACCAAGCAGGTAATAAATAAGACGCGAACTCGGATTTGGTGTGGCGGGGTGGCATATTAATAATAAGGCGTTTATTTTCCCCCCTAGCGACTCTTTCAAACGCCGCAGCCATTCGCACATGATGTCTACCATCCACAAATGTAGGCCAAACCCGTTTTACAAACTTAATAAACCGATCCTTACATGCTTCCTGACCTTTTAGTTTCTCAAGCTTTCGTAACCGCAAATTTAAATCGCGCAAATCGCTTTCAGAAAACCCTGAAATATTATTTAACAATGCAGTTAAACTTGCATTATCTTGGGTGGGTTGTGAATTAATCATCGACAGGTTCAGTTATTAATTCAGCATCTAATTCTTTTAATGGGTTTGGTGTAGCTATCCCCAACTCTTCATCTAAACTTTTTATTGGCACTATATCTACGTCAGTAGCACCACCTACTAATAAGCGTTTAATACGTTCTTTAATCTCTGCTTCTAAGTCAGCAGAATTTTTATGGGTGACGGTTATCTCACTGCGCTCAGTAAATACACCAATGTCGCTGTGTTTACCTAATAACTCCAGAGCTTTTATTTCTATTTTGGTATCGCCACAGGTTGCAAGTTCTACAAGCTTAGCAGTAATAAACTGCCGCGCCTGCACAATATCTGCAAACACTGGAGAGTCGTACTTAGCAATAATCGTTCGTAGGGTTGCAGCAACCCCGCCGTTCATAAGTTCTTTTTTAGCTTTACGCGCAGGTACCCCTTTACCTGCCTGTCTAAATAACTCTTCGGCTTTGGCAGCGTCGTCGGGGTCCATCTCTAGAGGCATTCCCAACTGATTTAGTAGCAGAGCCGTATCGCCTGCAACAACCATCTTTTCTTTTATGTGCTCAGGTTCCTCTGCGGAGAGGTCAAACGGCACGGGTTTATCTTTAGTTGGTTCTACGTTCATCGCGGGAATAGGGGCACCGAGATTGAGATAGCTACTGACTCTATATGTAAATAATAATTTTGTAAAGCAAAAGGAGGTTGGGACTCCTGACGGGGGGTATTTCTATATTGAGGGGTGGGGTCAGATTGTGGAGATTTTTGTAGGGGGTGGGGGTGTTTTTAAAACACATTATTGGATACGCGGAACAGTATGTACGGGCGCGGCGGTGCGTCAAGTCTAGGTTTGGGGTGGTAGGGGCGTGGTGGGGTTGCTGATAGCAGAATTACAGTATACGGATTCTGCTCAAATTGTGGTGCGATTTGTGATAAGCTTGCCCCAAGCAGAGCGAAAGCGAAGCGAGTATCGGGCTAGCCCTACGGGGCTAGCAGGAAAGCGAAAGCTTACCGCGACAGATAGCCTACTGGGTTATCTCAGCGGACTAGCAAAAGTAGCAGACTGACCGACAAGCGATCTTTAACAATCTAGAGCGATCAAGCCGCAAGGCAACTAGTGTGAGTATACCGCTAGCGATCCGCTGATGCCGTGCGAGAAACGGGCATTGATGCCGCTATCAGGCTAGAGCAGGAAATGATAGCGAGGTTACCCTTTGCGGGCTCCCGACTAAAGCTTTCGGATCGTATCCGATTGCCCATAAGTTAGTAGCGCAAAGGGTACACCAATCAGCGTATTAAATTTTAGTACGTTGATCCGTGTAACCCTAACCTTTGGAGTTTTCAAAATGGAACTAATGAAATATACCGCTGAAATGCCCATCGTTGATTTTGCCCCTGCTCAAGTATTGGTATCGGGCAAAACCCTTGCAGATAAGAAAATGAGTGTAGTCGAGCAGGCTTCGCACTTTACCCTTGCCGCTCTTGTTGCTGAAAAGGGCAAGCTTGGTGCGGCCGCTCGCAATGGTATGGCAATGGATGGATTGTGCAGGATCGCATCGGCTACGTTCAATGGCAACTATCGTCCGCTCGCCGAGTATATCTCGGCGCTAACTGGGGAATCGCTCACCATTTCTAATCGTGCTACGTATGAAAGCTTGATTGATCGCTTTCAGGATCGCATCAATGATCTTAAGGATAAGGGTTTAACTTACAACAAGAAGCAGGGTGTTGTCGTTGATGGTGCAAAGCGCAAGTCTTACCTTAAGGTAATAGCAGCACTCGAAGCGATTGCAATCGCTACCGCTGAAGAGTTCGCTCGTCGTAACGCTGAGTGAGGATTACAATGAACCACATAGTAAGAAAAGGATCAATGCCCAAGTATCAACCCACTGCCAACACTGTAAGACAATGGGAGCGCAGTGTGCATCCATCAAATGCTAGCCGAGGCTACGCATCAACAAGCGCAAGCGTGCCTGAGTTTGCGCGATCCTTCGGGTTTCGCCCCTTCGGATTACGCGACAGCAGGGTTCAGTAAGAAAATTTAGGGTAATGTAAGGCGTAAGAAAAAACTTCTTACGCCATTTTTCTTTTTAGAATCAAGCACTTATCCCCCTATTGTAAGAAGTAAGACTTTTTTCGGGAAATTATGGGAGCGTGGGATCGCAAGCCTCTCAGCAAGTGTTATTTTCAACTGACTTATCAGCAAGAAAAACTGGGCAACTCCTATATATATATAATATTTCTTTTACTTACATACATTAGAACATTTAAACCCTTGATTTTGCACACAAAAATCGCGTAAGTCCACTTCGTTTTTTTATAACGACTTTCTTACAAACAGGGTTTTTTCTTACGCCCCTCTTACTTTATTTTCTTACGCCTCGACCATGCGTGACGAGGATTCTTTTACACTGTGATACAATGTAAGGAGCAAGCATGATGAGTAGTCTTATAGATTGGCTAGTAGCAGCAGTGTTCGGCATAGCCCTCGGCTGTGCCATGTTCTTTGGGTTTTTCCTGTGAAGTTTTCTTACGAGGCAACCAGTTCCGAGAGCAAGGAGAGGGAGTAACGCCTATGACTAGATACATGCACTGCCGCGACTGCGGCCTAGAGTTAGAAGATCCCCTGCACACACTTGCAGGGTTTTGTTGGGATTGCCGTGAGGATGCCGCTCGCGAAGCGCGAAAGGGATGGTGCATAGCACCCCTGCACAAATCAAACTATCTGCTAATCACAAACCGTCAAGACCTCGCAGGTCTGAATAATAAGGGGGGATTGGTGCGATGAAGATGAAAGAGTTGATGGAGATGCTGAAAGATTACAGCGGCGACGCAGATGTATGCGTCGTTATGTATGACAACGAAAATTGTGTGAAAAGTTATTACCGCATAGTCGAGTTGCAAGTGGTCGACTGGGGCACAGAGTTTGAATTGGTGGTGAAGAAGGGGTTGGAATGAAGCAGTTAGCAATAGACACAAGCGATGCCGACGAGGTGATGATCCACCTCTTAGCTGATGCAGCAGTTGCAGACGGTGAGTTTTCAAACTGGGATCATGCTTACGAGTCGCTGTGGGTATGGTTGGAGTACGAGCTAGCTATGCAAGAGGAGCGAGTATGAACGAGAACAGTGAAGAGACAGGCAAGTGGGTAATTCTTAACTTCTTCCCGCATAGCCCAACAGATGTCTACGGCTTCTTTGATACCGATAAGGAAGCGTTGGACTACGCAATCAAACACAAGATGGACATGTATGGGAACGCATTTGATGTGCAGATGGTGCTCAATGCACATTACGTGGAACCAAGGAGAGAACCGTGGGAATGAAAAAGTTTGAAGTTGAGTTTAAGAAAACAAGTTGGATGGTTATAACAGTCGAAGCCGAGAACGAGGAGGATGCAGAGAACAAAGGCTTTGAACAGTTGGAAGCCGAGGGCATCTTAAAAAATGCCTGTTGGGATATTGATGGAGTCTGGGAAGTGCAAGAGAAGGAGCAAGCATGATCGAAACGTGGGGACAACTGAGCACACGCAAGCTTGAGCGTAAGTACATATCACCAGAAGAACGACAAAGGCTTGAGCGTGTTGCTGTTGGAAGGATATGCCGATGCAAGCACTGCATCTGTTGCGACGAGCTAAAAGCAGACATAGAAAGGAGCAAGCATGAAAGTCTGGATAGTTTGCGAAGAGGATGAAGAACAAACCCAAGCACCGACCCCGACAGGGGAGGTGTTCACCGATGAAACCAAAGCGAAAGCTTACGTAGAGGCAGTAAATGCTGATCCGAAAGTGTTGTTGTTCTTAACGCTAGTGGAAGGGGAAATGAAATGAGAAGGAGCAAGCATGAAAGAAGAATTTGATTTAGTCGTAGAGGTAACGATCACCTACCTTAGAACCATCCATGCAGATGATCAAGAAGAAGCGCAAGAGATTGCAGAGAACGAAGCAATCGAGATGGCTGAAGAAATCCAAGAGGAGTACGAGCTAGACGATTACGACCACGCAGTAACTATTAAGAAGCACAGAGCAGCAGCATTACCAAGTGTAAGACTAACAAAACGGAGGTAGTATGCAAGAACAGCAAGTCAAACAGCAACGCGAGATCTCACTGCAAGAAGCAGCAGACCTTATCGCTAACATCCCTGACAATAGGTTCCTGCTACGTGGCGAGCCTGGGATCGGCAAGTCGTCTGTGCTTAACCTCTTAGAGTCTCATCCCCTGCTACCCGCAGATGAATACGATTTCGTTTACGTAGACTGTGCGAGCCTAGACCTTGGCGACACAGCAGCGCCGATACCGAACCGAGAGGAGCGCATCCTCGAATACTTCCCCAACGGCACGTTCAAACTGCATACCGATAAGAAGGTAGTCATATGCCTTGATGAGTTCAGCAAGGGTGCAGAACCTGTGCGTAACATGCTGCATCCACTACTCGAAGAGAACAAGCCTCGCATGGCAGATAAGTTCCTCAAGAAGGGAAGCATCGTATTCCTCACGGGTAACCTGTCCACAGATGGAGTCGGCGACAACCTCAAAGCGCACTCACTACAGCGGGTAACTGAGTGTGAGATACGCAAGCCCTCTGCCGATACGTGGTTGCCTTGGGCTACTGCTAACAACATTGCACCAGAGATACGCTCGTGGGTATATGCCCATCCCGATTGTCTAGCTTCGTATCGAGACCCTGGGCAGGAGAGCAACCCCTACCCATACAACCCACGCAAGCCCAATCAGTCGTGCGTCTCACCTCGCACACTCTCAAGGTCAAGCAACATCGTGCACGTCCGCAAGAAGCTTACACAGAACGCAGTACACGTAGCACTCGCAGGTACAGCGGGCGCTGCATTCGCTGATTCATTCATGACTTACTTGCAGTTCTCAGATCAACTGCCAACACGCGAGGCGATACGGACTGACCCCAAGGGATGCCGAGTGCCTGCCGAGTCAGGGGCGCAGGGGATACTTGTGTATGCCTTCATAGACACACTGGCTAAGGACAACATCGACGCTTACATGACCTATGCCGAGCGGTTGAATCCTGATTGGATGGCATGCCTCGTGTTGAGCATCGCCAAAGATCCAATCAAACAAGCTATTGCATTCAGCAACGCAAGGTTCCGCGATTGGTGCGCTAACAACCAAGACTTATTCTAAACAGCAAAGGAGCTAGCATGACTATCTTAAACAACGCAGTGCTTGTCGAACTCAACATCTCAGCATGGACTGCATACAAACTAGACAAACAACAATCTGCCAAGGTTGTCGCAGATAACAACGCAACCGAGAGCGATGCGGCTCGCGTCAACAAGAACCTCATGGCAGGTACGACCCTGCTTAAGAACATCAACGACTACATTGCAAAGGTTCGCATCTGGCACATAGCGCAGACCCTGCCGTGGGCAGAGAAAGGCCCAAGGCTCTTGCCGATGGCGAACTTCTTCCGCTACAAAGAACAGCTTAATACGATGGAGGCAAACACAACAGCACTCGTCAAGACATTCCTCGATGCTTATCCTAACCTCGTATCAGTAGCAGCATTCAAGCTGGGCAACTTCTTCAATCGCTCAGAGTATCCAGACGTGAGCGAGGTTGCTCGCAAGTTTAGTTTCAGATATGCCTTCACCCCTGTGCCACAGAGCGGACACTTCATCCTCGATACGCACAACGAGGTTATCAAAGAGCTAGCAACTAACTACGAAGCCGAGGCTAACCGCAGGGTAGGTGATGCGATGAAGGATGCGTGGGGTAGGTTGCACGAGACACTTATTCATATCTCATCACGCATGACTGACTCGCCACAAGAACAAGAAGATAAGAAGAGGCGGTATCACGAGAGCATGCTCACTAATGCTCACGAGCTATGCGGACTGCTTACTGCATTCAACATAACAGGAGATGCAAAACTAGAGCAGGCAAGGCAAGACTTAGAACGTGCGCTCTTAGGTGTACGCATCGATGACATAAAGGAGAGTGCATCAGTACGCAAGGAGATCAAGGAGAAGGTAGACAACATCCTTGCCGTTAACGATTGGATATAGGAGGTTATATGTTTGCACAAGCACTACAACCACAGACAGTCGAGCAACGTCTGGCTACACAGAACAGACGTATGGCTAAGATCAACATCTCAATCATGCGTGACGATAGGTTTGCATTGTGGTCTGGCTTCTTATCGATGGGCACAATCAAGATACTTGATAAGAACTTCACAGCAAGAACCAACGGCATCGATGAAGAGTATTCGCTCAGCTTCATCGAGACTCTTACTGACAAGGAGCTAGCCTTCGTCAGGCTGCACGAGATGCTGCACAAAGCATTCAAGCATCTCAAGGTTTACAACAAGCTGTACAAGCAAGACGCTGAGTGTGCCAACAAAGCATGCGATTACCTCATCAACTATCTGCTGTGGGAAGCAGACCCCCAAGGCAAGACTATCGCACTGCCCAAGATCGCACTCTTCGATGCTAAGTACAAGGGTCTTAACAGCAAGCAGATCTATGACCTGCTACGCAAGCAGAAGCAACAACAGCAACAGCAAGGCCAAGGTCAGGGTCAGGGTCAACCTCAACAAGGTCAAGGCCAAGCGCAAGGTCAGGGTGAGCAATCCCTTGATGAGCATATGTGGGAAGAAGCTGAGGGGATGTCTGATGATGATAAGAAGAAGATCGAAGAACAGATAGACACTGCCATCAGGCAAGGCATCATTGCACATAACAAGAAGAACAGAGGCAAGGGGGCGGGGGGTATGTATCGCACCCTGCAAGAGGTACTCATGCCACAAGTAGATTGGCGCGAGCAGTTGCGAGAGTTCATCAAGCAAGCATGCCCAAGCAAGACCAAAACATCTTGGCGCAAGATCAACCGGCGTATGTTGGAGTTCGATCTGTATCTGCCTGTGCTGATCGGCGAACAAATGAAGGACTTGGTGGTTGCTGTCGATACATCAGGTTCGATTGGTGACAAGGAGCTACGTGCATTCCTCTCAGAGATTAAGTCTATCTGTGAGGAGGTACGACCAAGCAACCTGCACCTGCTGTACTGGGACACTCGCATCGCTAATCACGAGCAGTACACAGAATCTAATCTTGACATGCTAACAACATCGACCCGACCCAAGGGAGGGGGCGGCACAATGCCTAGCTGTATCGCCAAGTATATGAAGGAGAACCATATCAATGCTGAGCTATGCGTTGTCTTTACCGACGGTTGCGTTGGTGCTGATTGGGGCGGTCCGGCGGGAGATTGGGTATCACCTGTCTTGTGGGCAATTGTGGATAACGAAACTGCGGTTCCAGCTTTTGGGTCGGTTGTACACATTAAAACTGATAAGTAAGGAGAGAGCTATGTCTGATACGAGAGCATTGATCGAGTTCAGGGGAAGCTACGTGCTTCCTATTGAGAGAGCAGTAGAAGTGCTGAGACTGCTTAGTGATTGTGAAGCTTACGAACATAAGTGGCACAGCGGCAAAGATGGTGGTGCTAGTTTCTATACGCATCATATCTATACACCGAAGCGTGGTGAGTTGTCACTAAGTCTTATGCCTAACAGCACCTATGCAATGTACAAAGCAGCGGGTAACCCTAACGAGGAGTAAGTATGCCTACATACAATAACGTAACCCTTATGCCCATCCCCTCACGAGAGGAGGGTAGGATCGAGACCAAGGTTGATAGCAGCTTCGCATTACCTGACGTGCACCCTGTGCACAAGAACATAGTATTTAGAACACCAAAGATAGAAGCTGAGTTGATCAATACCAACAAGAAGAGAGATGCCTCTAAGCAAGTAACCTTGGGCATCAGGCATGGCATGTTGCAGTTGCTTGAGGAGCTTGCCGCTAAGCGTCCGCTGTGGAGGTTTGAGGCGAGTCATTATATATACAGTGGCTTTATTGTTGAGTTTGTTGTAAGCGAAGGCACAGAAGAACTCGGCAAGCTTGCTCATACCATTGACTACATAGGTGGTAGGTCGCAAAGAGCAGACGTGTACAAGATCTACAACCATCGCATCAACGACAAACTAACCGTGCGGGACCACAAGACTACGTCTAGTATGGATAAAGCTGTACGCACTGTGTTTAAGGAGTTTGGTACAAGGAACCTGTCAGAGATAATCAAGCATGCGAGGGAGGCAATCACTAAGACTGTCAAAGACTTGCGTGTCGAGGCCCATCGCAATATGAACGAAGCACAGTGGAATATACGCAGCACACTTATGGATACGTTGCTAGCCAGACCCGATATGTTTATGCAGTTCGATTGGTACGACAAGCTTGGCGCACCCTGTGTGGAGTATGGGAGGGCAGCGGCTATGATGGACGATACAACAATTGGAGTGGAAAAACTTGAGGGAGGTAAACTTGTAATTCAACGTGGCGATACATATATAGTTGTTGACAATGTCAATAACGTGAGCTACACTCATCAAACACTACCATACGATATACGATCTAAGCTTGGCATGTTGAAGCTGATCGAACCTAATAACTTCGTAGGTGGTGTAGGTTTTAAAGCAAATCAAGAATGCTTCTACATCTTCCAAGATGCAGAGCAACAACATACTGAGGAATAGTTATGGTTACTACAAAGAAGCGCAGGGGTCGTCCCCCTGGGTCACGCAACAAGGTCGATGTTGCACCAGCACAAAGACCGCTTACTGCTAACGATATACAAGTTGGTGGTTCACACTACAAGACGATGGGCGTACAACCTTGGGAAGCGATGGAGACACTGCTTACCTATGACGAGTTCATGGGGTTCCTCAAGGGCAACATGATTAAGTACGCTATGCGCCAAGGTCTTAAAGATCCTGCCGATGCGGGTAAGTTCCGACACTACAGGCAGAAGTATCTTGAGATGCTAACCCCTCGCGTGATGGAGTAGCTGTGCGCGAGGGAGACCGTGTGCGGTTTCCAAACAAAGAAGAAGGCAAGGTGCATGCAGTCAAAGGCGATGACTTAGTCGTCCTCATTCCGCAAACACCTTGGCCGTTCCCACGTTGGGTTTACTGCACAAAGCGTGACGTTAAGTTAGTACGTGCAAAGCAAGACAAGCAAGATCTATCTGACATCGAGGAGGCTCCTTACTAATGACAGAAGATGAACTACAAACAATGGAACGCTACATAAAGCTGTGGAAGTCTGGCTCAGATGTAATGGCTGTGTGGAAGAAGCAACCAGTTCCCGAAGATAAGAGGAGGGACATGCCGCACCCTGCTCCTACGTGGACACCCCCAAGCGAAGACCCGTATTACTTACGCAAGTGGGCGTTCTACAAATCCCTAGCGGCTAAGGCAAGTGAAAACGATCTCATTAACTAAGAGGAAATTATGGCTACAAAGAAAGTAACAGAAGATACGATTCAAATCGTTGAGATGGAAACCCAAACGGTTACGTTCCATGTACTAGGAACTACACCGATGATCTGCAACCGTATGCCTGAGAAGGCATGGCAGCAACTGCTTCTTCCTTCCGGTCGCAAGACTGCTGCTGAGAAAGCAGGATCAATGAAGCACGATCCGTTGGTTGAGTATCGGTCCTCACCGTACCGCATGCCGCAAGGCGATCACGCAACAGAGCTATCTGTATTGGCTACACAGTTCAAGGGTGCGCTACGTAACGCGGCACTCGATATGCCTGGAGCTAAGAAGTCTCAGATAGGTCGCTTGACTACGGTTGAGAACGAGCGTCTTGAGTTGTTCGGTGTACCTAAGATCTTCTCAAGCATTACTCGGTCGGCAGACATTAACAAGACCCCTGATGTACGTACCCGTGCCATCGTTCCGAAGTGGGCATGCAAGGTTGATATTACTTATGTGCGTCCGGTTCTGAACCATACAGTTATCTCTAACCTCTTCGCTACAGCAGGTATCACGATGGGCGTTGGTGATTGGAGACCTGAGAAAGGTTCGGGCAACTATGGTCGTTGGAAGATTGTTGATGCCAATGATCCTGAGTTCTTAGAAGTAATTAAGACAGGTGGTAAAGCAGCGCAACTCGAAGCACTGGAAAACCCAGAGGCTTATGACGATGACACTGAAGAGTTGCTTTCATGGTTCAACGCAGAGACCAAGCGTCGTGGTCTCAAAGCTGCTTAAAGGATAAAACATGGACAGAGCCGCAATCGCTAAGAGGTTAGAAGAGATTGCGGCCCTCCACGGAGGGTCGCTTACACCAGACATCGTAGTAGCAGATGCTAAGAATCCATCAAGTCCTCTGCATAGCTACTTTGATTGGAGTCTTGAGAGCGCAGCTTATAAGCATTGGGTTGACACTGCTCGCAATCTGATTGCTTCAGTTCGCGTAGTTATAACAACAGACAAGGTCGTTATCAAAGCTCCTATTTACTTGCGAGACCCAAGCAAGAAAGGCAACGAGCAAGGCTACACCACACTCACCAAGGTACGTAGCGATAAAGATCTGTCGAGAGAAGTTATCAACAACGAGGTCGCACTCATTGTTGGTGCGTTACGAAGAGCAAAGAACGTAGCGCAGGCGCTCGACATGGTGGATGAGATGGAAGCACTGCTTGACCAAGTCTTAGTCCTACGCAACAAACTGGAGAAGGTTTAGGCAGGCATGGTTCGGTTGATGGGGTAGGGCTTTATTTGGTAAGGATGGTGAGGCAGGTCAGGTGGGGCGCTATGGGGTAAGGAGGGATGTGGTTTGATTTGGTCAGGCAGGCAGGGTGTGGCGCGGTTGGTGGGGTGAGGTGAGGTTTAGTTTGGCAGGCACGGTGCGGTTCGGTTCGATAAGGTATGGAATGGTTGGGTCGGGTTCGGCAGGTCCGGTGGGGCGAGATAAAGTCCGGTGGGGCGTGGTGTGGTCTGGTGTGGTATGGCAGGCACGGTAGGGCATCGTTGGGTTTTATTGGGTGCGGTAATGTTTGGCAGGCTAGGTGGGGTGGGGTTCGGTAGTTTGCTATGAGGTTAGATTTGGCAGGCATGGTTCGGTGCGGTGCGGCTTGATAAGTCGGGATTCGGTCAAGCTTGGTATGGCAGGCTAGGTAAGGTTCGATTCGGTTTGGTTCTATGCGGTTTGTTAGGGCAGGCGTGGTTGGTTCGGTGCGATATGGTTAGGACCGGTTGGGTTTTTTCCGGCAGGCTAGGTGAGGTCGGGATAGGTGTTGTATGTAAGGTCTTATCAGGCAGGCAGGGCGGGGTACGGTCTTATTGGGTTCGGCTTTATCGGGCGCGGTTTGGCGTGGCAGGTACGGTCAGTGAGGTGTGGATTGATAAGACGCAGTTGGGCATGGTTCGGTACGGTTCGTTTTGGCAGGCTAAGTAAGGTTCGATCCGGCAGGGCAGGGTTCGGCGAGGTTCGGTGCGGTTCGTTTTGGCAGGTGTGGCGAGTGAGGTCGGTCACGGCATGGTCGGGCTTATCAGGCAGGTACGGCATTACAAGGTCGGGTTGGATAAGACGGGGTTCGGTCAGGTTTGTACGGCAGGCACGGTAGGTTTACGTGTGGTTAGGTTCGGTTCGGTGTATTGAGTTTTGGTGAGGCAGGTCAGGCGTGGCGTGGTGTTACGAGGTATGGTGGTGTGGGGTTAGGCAGGTGCGGTGTATTCAGGTTAGATGGGGTATGGCGGGGCGAACTTAGGCAGGTAATTTATAGGAGGTTATATGGATGAGTTTGAGGCAGAACGTGCATGGGCAGAGAAGCAATTCTTAACGGAGTTGCGTGACGATTTTGCTATGTCAGCAATAACAGGGATTTTGGCGGGGAAGTGGGGGCAGATGCCGCAGTACAAACCAGAAGAAGCATTTGCAGATTTTGCCTACCGAATAGCAGACGAAATGATCAAGCGGAGAAACAAGCATGTCGATGATGAACCTAAACAGACTCGCAGAGACTGAGACACAACCTGTCTTTTATTTGCGTGGAGTTCCTTACCTGCCTGACTATAGCGAGAAGCATCGTTGGATCAGTCCTGGTACTAAACATACTAGAACGGTATATAAAACAATTGAATTGGTAGACGCAGGCGCAAGGCTTAGCGTTATGCAGTTATGGAAACGGTCGTGGACCGAGGAGGTCAAAGGATGGAAAGCTCTATAAACCCAAAAGTTTTAGTGGCGACACCTATGTACGGTGGTATGTGTACAGGTGTATATACGCAGTCGGCAACGCAACTGCCTAACTTTGCCAAGCAGTACCAAACCGAAGTGTCGTTTGCGTTTATGTTTAACAACAGCTTGATCCCTCATGCACGTAACTTGTTAGCAGATAAGTTTCTTAGGCACGACTTCACGCATTTGTTTTTCATCGATGCCGATATTGAGTTCAAACCGTCTGACTTTTTATCGCTGATTGCTGCTAACAAACCTGTTATTGCAGGAGTGTATCCACAAAAGAAAATTAACTGGGAGATGGTGCACAAGGCAGCAACATCGGGTGAGCCTCCTGAGAAGTTGGCCGAGTACAGCGGCACGTTGATTGTGCAATTTCTAGAGCGATTAGAAGCGCAGGTAGTCCCACTGACTGAACCCTTTCCTGTTAAGGCAGCAGGTACAGGCTTTATGTGCATCAAGCGTGAAGTGATGGAGGAGCTAGCGCCTCACGTTAATAAGTTTAGAGAAGTTGATGCTGATGGTGATCGGCAGGTGAATGAGTTCTTCTTTACACGCAACGATCCCAACGAGTCACAGATGTCAGAGGACGTAGCGTTTTGTTGGCTGTGCCGCAAGCATGGCATTCCTATTTTTATAGCGCCGTGGGTCAAGCTAGGTCACATGGGTACATACACATTCAGGGGTTCGCCCGTCATCGTTGAGGTTACTAAAGATGGACTATGAATTTACAAACGATTGGTTTGGCGCAACCGGACGTTATATATGGGATGCCATGCTGCCTAAGTTCAATCCTACAAAGATCTTAGAGGTAGGCTCATACGAAGGGCGCAGTACGTGTTACTTCATCGACACCTTGGCAAAGCACAAACCGATTGAGCTGTTTTGTATTGATACGTGGGAAGGTGGCGAAGATCACGAAGGTATCGATATGGATGCCGTACATGCAAGGTTTTATAAGAATACAGGTATTGCGAAAGCTAATGCTGCACATGAAGTTTTTATGCCTGTTTATACAGGGTCTAGCCTCACGCAACTGCCTAAGATGGTTGACTCTTATGCTGAGCACTTTGATTTTATTTATATCGATGGGTCACACCAAGCTGCGGACGTGTTAAGCGATGCGGTGAATGCGTTTAAGTTGTTACGTCCTGGCGGCATCATGTGCTTTGATGATTACTTGTGGCACTGGGCTGACCGACCTTACAACCCGCTTGATACACCGAAGGCGGCAATCGATGCGTTCACAATGATTTATGCACAAAAGCTACAAGTATTAGCACTACCACCTTCACAGTTGTTCATAGAAAAGAAGGAATAATTATGGAAAGCACTTTGATTTGGGCCTTTGGATTTTTAGTCGGCTTCATGGTCGGTATTGTGAGAGGTAGACGCAGCATCGTACGGGAAGCACAAGAGCTAGTTGCTCAAGCAATTATGGAGATAAAAGAGAAATATGAAACCAAAAAATATGACGAGCGCACAGTACATCGAGCTTCTTGAGAAGAAGCTAGAGGTATACGAGAAACTGCAACAGCGCAGTGAGTGGAAGGACTTAGCCAATACAACGATCTTCGCTGAGAGTATGCGGTGGGTTAATTCTTCGATGTTCACAGCAGGCGCAAACTGGGCGCAGCGTAGGCTTAAGGAGTTGAATGGATGAGCTACCACGACGAGATGACACCCTTGCAGCTTAAGTGCGTCACCTACGTGCGTAGCCGCAAGATCCCCCCAAACCGCAAAGAGGTTGCGCTTCATCTACGAGTGTCCCCTGCGGCTGCTAATAACTTACTGAGAAGACTTGCATTCTTTGGGTATATAAAAAGTTTTACTGAGCGTGGTAAGTCAGGGCAGTTAGAACGGTTCTATACATTCGTGAGTATGCACCGTGTGGAGCATGGGCGTAAAGATAAACCTAAGAACAATAAGCTAAGCACAATCTTTAACGATCCATTTAATTTAGCAGGAGCTAGACAATGAGTCCCGCACATAGGTTCGCCATGTTAGCTGCATGGTTGGAAGGCTACGCCGAGGGCTTGCCCGACTACTGTACTGCTGAGAAATTCAAGATAAAGGAAGCAGCAGAGTTGTTAATGGAAGTCTACGAACAACGTATGAAGGAGAAAGAAACATGGAAACAACATGCGGGGGATCGGGCATGAATAATTTTGAGTGTCCGAGGTGTGGGCATTGCTGTCAAGCACTGGAGAAAGAACCGTTTGAGTATTGGAGTGTTGCCGGAGGATGGGTAAAACTGGACGAAATGCGTGAGCATTTTGAGATTGCAGGGTGCGGCACTATTTACAAGTCTGGCGGCGAAGGTCGATCACCTCTCTACACCGCACCACCAAAGAAGCCTTGGGTTGGGCTGACGCTAAATGAAGCAGAAGAGTTCTACGATAAATACACCGACAGGGCGGAGCTTATTAACGCCATAGACAAGTTCCTTGAGGAGAAGAACAATGGCTGAAAACAAAAACGCAAGAACATCCGCAGACGGACCAGAATACGAGCGCGGGTTCGTTGACGGTATGCAGCACCAGATGCAATTAAGCGTAAAAATTAACAAACAACCAACCAAAATCTTTGGCCCCGGTCTTGAGGAACTTTTAAACAGCGCAGGGTTTTACAGGAAGCGTGAATGGGTTGTGCTGACGGATGAGGAGATTGATGCGGCATGGCGGTCGGTTGATTACACAGTTGATTATGAGCAATTTAGGATTGACGTTGCTCGCGCTATTGAAGCCAAACTAAAGGAGAAGAATCATGGATAGAGAAGACATCATCAAGCTGGCGCGGGAGGCTGGGTTCACGGAAGGCGATATTTCACTGTTTCCCGACCTGATTGCTCACTTCGCTTTCCTTGTTGCTGCTGCCGAGCGAAACAAGCTGGCAGCATGGATGATGCGACAAGGTTACGCAACCGGTCATGGCGACAGCATAGAAAAATTGTTGGAAGAACTTGAATGGCAAATTGAAGAGCGCATAGGAAACGAGCGTGAGGTGTGTGCGAAGGTGTGTGATGTGCTTGCTGTACATCCTGAATATGCGTCAGACATTACAAAGGTGGCCGCGCAAGCAATCCGAGCAAGGGGAAACACATGAACCGAGAACAAATAATCCGCATGGCGCGGGAGGCTGGACTAGCTTACGGATCTGACGAAAAGCCATTAAATTCTGTAACACGCTTCGCCAACCTTGTCGCCGCCCATGAACGTGAGGCGTGTGCGAAAGTTTGTGAAGAAGTTGAATCACGAGCCGAAGAACTTTGGGACAAGTTTGCATATCCAGAAGATCAAGGAATGGCAAGCGGTGCAAGACAGTGCACCACCGCCATACGAGCAAGGGGGGAGAAATGAACCGCGAAGACATCATGACTTTGGTTGAACGTTACGCACTGGCAATGAGATTGGTAGATCGCCACGGCAATCAATATGGCGACCGCGACTTGTTGACACTAACGCATCAACAAATCCGAGAGGGTCTTAAGGCACTTGTTGTTTCTGAACGTGAGGCGTGTGCGAAGGCGTGTGAGGACATCGACACCGAGTACGAAGGTCAAGATGTATTGGCAACGTGGTGCGCCGCCGCTATACGAGCAAGGAATGAAAAATGAGTGGGGATCACAACATGCACCAGAAAAAGAAGGGCAACAAGAAAGGACTGTTCGATGACGTACCCCTTGTTAACCCTGACAGAGACAAAGCATGGGCGGCATTCATCAAGCGCAAAGATGTTAAAGCGATGATGAAACACAAAGAAGAGTTCAAGTTCCCAGTTGATGGGTCATATGACCTGTGGTGTATCGTTTGGGAGAAGGCTTGGCTCAAAGGGTTTGAAGCAGCATGGAAGGAGAAAGACAAATGAAACGGATGCGAGGACCAAACAAAAACCCAACGCTTATTCATACGAACATACGATACCCAAGAGAAGTCATTGAATACTTCATGCACAACGGCGAGGGGGCATCGTGCTACATACGTATGCGTAATGCTTTGATCGAATACGTGAAGGAGAGAACCAATGGCAACGCCAGAGTCGAAGGTCAAGAAGAAAGTAGTAGACCTACTGAAGCAGTATGAGATTTATTATTTTTTCCCTGCTACTCACGGCTATGGGCGTTCAGGTGTACCTGACATCGTATGTTGTGTACGAGGCTACTTCCTTGCTATCGAATGTAAAGCAGGCACAAACAAACCCACAGCCCTACAGTTACGAGAGATAGAGCAAATACAAAAGGCTAAGGGTGTGGCATTCGTAGTCAACGAAGATAACATCGACGAGCTACATACAACCCTCAAAGAGATACTGCGTACATGAACATACTAACTATTGATTTCGAGACTTATTACAGTCGTGATTTCTCTTTAAGCAAGATGACAACTGAGGAGTACATACGCAGTCCGCACTTTGAAGTGATCGGGGTAGCCGTTAAAGTTGGTGATGAAGACACTGAATGGTTTAGTGGTACGTATGAACAAACAAAACAATTCCTACAACGGTTCAACTGGCGTGAGTCTCTTGCGGTTGCTCACAATGCTATGTTTGATGCCGCTATTCTTACTTGGTATTTTGGTATTAAGCCTCGTGGATGGATTGATACGCTCAGTATGGCGAGGGCGGTACACGGCACAGAAGTGGGTGGTAGCTTGGCGACGTTGGCGAAGCACTACCAACTGGGGATCAAAGGCACGGAAGTAACCAACGCGCTAGGTAAGCGCAGACTAGATTTCTCAGAAGAGGAACTTGCAAGATACGGCGAGTATTGCGTCAACGATGTTGACCTGACCTATGACTTGTTGCAGTGCTTGTTAAAAGGTTTCCCTCAGATAGAACTGCGGTTGATCGACCTGACGATCAAGATGTATTCGGAACCTGTGCTTGTGCTTGACAAGGTTGCGCTAACTGAACACCTAACGGCGGTGCAGAAAAAGAAAGAGGATCTGTTAGCCAAGGTCACGGTAGATAAAGCGACACTGATGAGCAATCCTCAGTTCGCAGATGTGCTAACAAGCCTTGGGGTAACACCCCCTACAAAAATCAGTCCCACCACGGGACGTGAGACCTTAGCACTAGCTAAGAATGACGAAGAATTTAAGGCGTTGGCAGAACATCCTAACCCTGATGTGCAGGCACTTGTTGCTGCTCGGCTAGGTACTAAGTCAACGCTTGAAGAAACGAGGACTGAACGGTTCATAAACATCGCAGAGCGTGGGAAGATGCCTGTGCCGTTGAAGTATTACGCCGCACATACAGGCAGGTGGGGTGGCACAGACAACCTTAACCTACAGAACCTACCACGACAGTCCCCCCTTAAGCATGCCATCCGTGCACCGCAAGGCTACGTGATGATTGACTCGGACTCCTCGCAGATCGAAGCGCGGACACTAGCTTGGCTAGCAGGGCAGTGGGACTTGGTGCAAGCCTTCGAGCGTGGGGAAGATGTGTACCGCATCATGGCTAGTGCTATCTATAACAAGCCAGTGGAAGATATAACCAAGGACGAACGGTTCGTGGGTAAGACCACAATCCTTGGCAGCGGGTACGGCATGGGGGCCAAGAAGTTTCAAGCTCAGCTTAAGACTTTCGGTGTAACTATTGCAGAGGAAGAAGCGCAGCGCATTATCTCGGTGTACAGGGAGACTTACCCCCGCATCCCCCTGCTGTGGAAGGACTGTCAGAAAGCACTTGTGGCTATATTGATAGGGCAGAGAGCAGGATTACCGGAAGACAAGCCCAAGATATATGCAG